AGGCAGAGGGTAAGTCCCGCTCCGAACAGTGCCGCGCTTGTGGTTATGAGATCGACGGCAAGTTGCACTTCACTAACTTCTACACTGCCATTCTTGATGCGCGGGGTTATATTAACCAAACCCAGGAAAGTGAAGCAATCGAAGCGGAAGATCCTGACAACCAAGAGGCAATTAACGAACTCCTGGAGGATTATCCTGCCGCTGCGATTGAGGCGTTCATTGAACTCTACGGGGAAGAGAATGTGCAGCACTTTGAAGACTCCTATCAGGGAGAATATGAGTCAGGCGCACACTTTGCAGAGTCTATGGTTTCTGACTGCTACTGCCTGGACATTCCCTCCTTTGTTGTAGTTGACTGGGAAGCAACCTGGGATCAACTTTACTACGACTATTCGATCGAAGACGGTTATGTTTTCTGCGATAATTTCTGATTAAGATATAAAGAATGGGGAGGGTAATCCTCCCCTTTAATTAACACTAACTCTCCCTACCGGAGGGTCTACCTTCACTCTAGCACGCTTTCCGGACCCCACCGGACCAGGGGTGGACAGTTCAACAACCTGCACACTGGGAACCGCCGGGTCGCTTTCTATGCTCTACACTACTTAGGTAATCGACGGAAAGGACATGACCCGCTCTACTGACAACCTGCTCGCTATCGCTGCCGAACTTAACGCCGCTGGTAAGGAAGTAACCATCAAACGCCTGCCCACCCGTAAGATGCGGAAGGGTGAGGGTATGACCCGTAACGCCCAGCACGGCGCTGGTTACGCTATGGGATCGGTTCAGAGTGGAGATCGCCAGACCGCCTCTCACGCCGTTGGCGCTGGTAAGGGTGGCACCATCACCCGTGTCACGGGTTTGGGTTCTCAGTGGAAGGGTGACAAGGATGCTAACGCTGCCGCCGCTGCCGCTCAATACGCTGCCGATCGCCGTGCCGCTGCCCGTGATCGCCTGATGGATAAGATCGACGACCTGCTCGCTATGTGAACGTTTGTAACTGATAGGGGAATCTGCCACGGTTCCCCCCTTTCAACCTCTATACTGATCTCAGTTCAAACGACACCCGATGTTCACCTCCATCACCGATCGCAAGGCATTCGGCGCAACCTATCAGTGGGCAGTGCTTTCCACCCTGCCGATGGACTCTGATAAGCAGCGCCACGGTCTCCGCGCCTCTGAGGTTAATCAGGCGCTGGGGATGCCTAAAGAGGCGCGGACGACGGTCACCCTGCTGCTTAAAGAGATGACCCGCAAGGGCATGGTAGAGCGGTATGAGTATAAGATCGGACGCCGCCAGTTCATCACCTATAAGCGCCTGATGCCGCTGCGGAACCGTGAGCGGATCGCCCGATTCCTCTGGGGGTGATCCCCCCTTTTCATGGTACACTTAACAGCCAACCGATCCAAACCAATGCAAACCCTGAACCGCTACGTCATCCACGCCACCAGCGAGGGCAAACCCCATACCGCTGCCTGGGACTGCTACAGCAGAGTGCAGGCAGTGCAGATGTTCACTGCCGCTTCCCTGTGGTCTGATACCGTTGTGAACAGTGTGGACGAACTGGGACCAGTGGACGAACTGTCCCCCGATTGGACTCTGTGGGGGTGATCCCCCCTTATACTTACATCAGTTCAAACGAAACGACATGACCACTGCTACCTACAACGGTTGGGCGAACTGGGAGACCTGGAACGTCACCCTCTGGATTCAGAACGATGAGGGACTCTATAGCGAAGCGCAGGCAATCGCCCGCAGCGGTGGCACCTATCAGAACCTGGTAGCAATGCTCTACGATTGTGGCAGCACTGAGACCCCTGACGGTTGCCGCTGGGACGATCCTGCGATCGACGGGTTGGCGGTTAATCAGGTGATCCGCAGTCTGTATTACTGATTGTAACGGTGGGTTGACAGCGGCAGTGGGTGCGTGGTAGGCAGTGCCGCCGCGCCCCGCGCCCGCCCCTGGCGGCGCGTGTGGCTAAAATCGATGGGTCCCAGTAAGCTATAAAGTCTTGCTTTCGCCAGCTCTTTATATAACTCTCAACTTTTCTATATAAAACAAAAATGGAAATTGGAATACCCGAAATGCAAAAAAATCCCGGAGAAAATTTTACAACCGTAGAGGTCGATCCAGTAACTGGTGAGTATTATGTTACGATACCTGAGTGGATTCTCAATGATTTCGGGTGGTACGAGGGCACAGAGGTCAATATGGAGGTTGAGGGGGACTGTATTGTAATTACTGAAGTCAAGAGAGATTGATACCAATTGACTTCTTATAGATAATGCGTTATGATTCTGAATGAATCGATTCAAATTCAAACTTGATTAAGTTATGGCAAAAGGATTTACAGTAAAGGCAACGTCGCCCGTTGTGAAGAAAGAAGCAACAGAAGAATGGGACTTTGCACTCGCTAGAGAAATGGTCAAAGGTAAGACAATTGTATTCTGTCTACCTGGACGCAATGTTTCTTACACATTTTTGAAGAACTTTGTACAACTCTGTTTTGATCTTGTACAGTCTGGAGCAAGTATCCAGATCTCGCAGGATTACTCATCCATGGTTAATTTTGCAAGGTGTAAATGTCTGGGAGCGAACGTACTGCGTGGACCTGATCAAAAACCATGGGACGGCAAATTAAAATATGATTATCAGTTGTGGATTGATAGTGATATTGTGTTTAACACTGAGAAATTCTATCAATTAATTTTGATGGACAAAGATATCGCAGCAGGTTGGTATATGACGGAAGACGGGCATACGACTTCTGTAGCACACTGGTTAGAAGAAGACGACTTCCGTAATAATGGTGGAGTCATGAATCATGAAACTGGTGATAGCATTACTAAGCGTAAGAAGCCTTTCACTGTTGACTACACTGGATTTGGTTGGTTGTTGATTAAGAACGGTGTATTTGAACATGGTGAAATGAAGTATCCTTGGTTTGCTCCAAAGATGCAAGTCTTTGAATCTGGTGAAGTACAGGATATGTGTGGAGAGGATGTATCATTCTGTCTGGATGCAATTGCAGCAGGATTTGAGATTTGGTGTGATCCTCGCGTTCGCGTCGGACACGAAAAGACTCGCGTGATCTGATACAATGGCAGAGTTGTATACAATACTCCACCACAACAAAGTTCTTTATGAACACTTGACTGAGGAGGAATATTTCGATACAATGGAGGACCTGTCTCAGAGGTTTTATGAGACGGGCTCTCCAAACCCTTCGGAACTTGAAACTCAAATTATTCAAAAGGATTAAAACATTATGGCAAAAGCAAAAGTCGGTCTGAACAAGAGCTCTTATATTCCGGGACCTCCTAAGAAATCTCGTCAAGGAGCTGGGGGTGGAACGAAATACGCCGCGTCTTCTCGCAATAAAGCGCGTAAACCCTATCGGGGACAAGGTAAAGGTTGATATGTTGAGGGAGGGTCTTCGGACTCTCCCTTTTTTAATAAATACCTAAAAAGATTGGTATAATGAAAACCTTTAATCAGTTTTGTTCAGAAGCATATCAGTTGGATGAGAATGTTTTTTTGAATGCAGCAAGAGGTGCTATGGCAAATCCTGTTGTAAGAAATGTTGTCGGCAAAACAAGAACTGGTCGTTTCATTAGAAGTCTTGCATTACCACAAGTACCAGGACCAGTGGGTGATTTGGTAGACCTAGGTCTTTCTGCTGCTACAATAGGTCCAACAGGTGTTGCTGTTACTGGACTGCAGAAAGCAGCAAAATATGCAGCACCTGCAGGTAAAGCAATTACTAAAGCAAGAACTGAAAGAGACGCTACAGCACGTCAGGCACTCTCTACAGCACCTAGCACACGTGGTATGACCTATGCTGATAGAGAAAGATTAGTCCAAGGCACCCGTTTGAAGGGTGTTTGAGGTAGAATAAATAGAGATAAGGGATAGCAACCCCTCTAAAAGTTCTGATTTCGCTGTAAATCAGGAACTCAAATGGGACAATCACCTGTCGATAGAAATTCTGACTACATGTATGAGATGTGGGGAACCACTAAACTCGTCACAGACTACTATAAGGACGAAAAAATGACTGCACAACATGATTTTTTGGACAATTTAGGTAATCATCAGCACCAAAAGATGCTTCGTGAGATTGCAAATGACGATTTGACACCTAAAAAACATGATTTTAGGACTCAGAATGAACTTCATGAAAGAATTCGCAATGACGAGGACTATGATGACTGGGATTATGGTACAGAACCCTATTATGGGAAGATTTCTGAGTAGGTACTATAAATAAATTCAGAAAAATCTACCTATTCAATGGCAACCAGAAGGGTTTCAAGAGCATTTAAGGATATTAGTTTTGCATTTGACCCACATCCTGTGACAAAGGACCTTCCTGTCTTGATTAATGAGCGTGCAATCATTAGATCTGTGCGTAATTTGGTTGAAACCATTCCTACAGAACGATTTTTTAACTCAGACTTGGGGTCTGATATTCGTAGAAGTCTCTTTGATTTCGTGGATATTGCCTCAAGTCGTGTTATTGAAGAGCAAATACGGGAAACTATTCAATTTTATGAGGATAGAGTCGAAAATTTACTCGTCAAAGTCAATCCACAACCCGATAATAATAGTTTTGACGTAAATGTTTACTTCGATATTGTAGGTTTAGATTTACCAACCCAAGCATTTTCGTTCATATTAGAGGCGACGCGATAAAAAATGCCTTTTACACAGTTTACTAACCTAGATTTCGATCAAATCAAGGCTCAAATCAAGGATTATCTCCGTGCAAATTCAAATTTCACGGATTTTGACTTTGAAGGGTCGAATTTTTCCGTTCTGATCGATACTCTTGCGTATAATACTTACATTAATGCGTTTAATGCGAACCTGGTTGTCAACGAATCCTTCTTGGATGGGGCAACAGTTCGTGAAAATGTGGTTTCATTAGCAAGAAACATAGGTTACATACCACGCTCTAGAAGCGCCTCTAAGGCAA